ATGGAGAATAACAAAATAAAAGATAAGATAGATGAGCTTGTTGAAAGTCTTAACCGCGCATCAAAAGCCTATTACAATGGCGCAGATGAAATAATGCCAAATTACGAGTGGGATACACTGTTTGATGAACTTACACAGCTTGAAAAAGAGACAGGATATATCCGTCAGGACAGTCCGACACAGAATGCAGGCTATGAGGCAGAGGCTGGAAATCGTGAGCCGCATGAGTATCCGGCACTTTCACTTGCCAAGACAAAGAGTATTGAGGAGCTTAAGAAATGGGCAGGTGATATGCCAATCTGGCTTTCATGGAAGCTTGACGGACTGACACTCGTGCTCACATATGACGGTGGCAGGCTTGTGAAAATACTGACGAGAGGAAATGGAACTGTAGGAAGTAACATCACCTTTTTGCAGGATGCCATAAGCGGCTTCCCAAAGGAGATACCATACAAGGGACATATGGTTGTAAGAGGGGAAGCGACAATTTCCTACACGGATTTTAAGCTGTTAAATGATACAATCGAGGACGATGATGAGAAATATGCCAATCCAAGGAACCTTGCCTCCGGTACATTAAATCTCGATGATGTGGAAGAGGTGAAGCGTAGACATGTAGTGTTTTATGCGTTTACACTCGTGCATATAGATGATGATATCATATCATGGGGTGACAGAATGAGCTATCTTAGTGATATGAAATTCAATGTTGTCAAAAGGGAGGCAACAGATGCGGCGCGCCTTGATGAGGCTGTAAAACGCTGGACAAGGGATGTCGAGAGTGGCAGGATGGATGTGCCTGTGGACGGGCTTGTCATATGCTATGATGACACTGCCTACGCTGCAGGTGGAAGCATCACGGGACATCATGCTACGAGAGCCGGTTTTGCTTTCAAGTGGCAGGATGAGGCAGTAGATACGAGGCTTCGCTATATTGAGTGGTCATGTGCGGTTTCGACAATATCGCCGGTGGCTGTTTTTGAGCCGGTGCAGATAGAGGGCACGACGGTTTCGAGAGCCTCACTTTGCAATCTGACTGAAATAGAAAGGCTTGGAGTGGGAAAAGAGTGTACACTTTCCGTGATAAAAGCCAACAAGATTATTCCGAAATGCATAGCTGTAAAGGATGCGGTGGGAGCAGTTGAGATACCGAAGGAATGTCCGGTGTGTCATCATCCGACACGCATATTTGTAAGTAAAAACAGCGGTGTGAAGACGCTGCATTGTACAAACCCTGACTGTACAGCCAAGAATGTCAAAAAGTTTTCAAGATTTGTCAGCAAAAGCGGAATGGATATAGATGGACTTTCGGTACAGACAATGCTAAAATTTATAAATGAGGGATTCATAAAACAGTTCCCTGACATATACCATCTGCCAGAGCATTTTGATAAGATAAGCAGCATGGAAGGCTTTGGAGAAAAATCATGCACGAATATGCAGACTGCCATCGAAAAAAGCAGACATGTCCACCCGGTCAATCTGATATTTGCACTATGTATACCTCTTATAGGTACCGATGCAGGCAAGAAGATTGTCAACGCAATAGGTTTTGATGGCTTCGCGGACAGAATGAGAAATGCCACAGATTTTGTGGATATAGACGGTATAGGCCAGGAAAAGTCAGGCTCTATACTTGAATGGTATGCAAATCCCAAAAACAGTGCGATGTTTGAAGCACTGATTAAGGAGCTTGACATAGAAAAGGTCGATATAAAGGATATGTCGGAGGGGAGCTTGAACGGCAAGACCTTTGTCATCACAGGCGATGTGCATTATTTTGCCAACAGAAGCGAGTTTAAGGCCTATGTGGAGTCACAGGGCGGCAAGGTGACAGGAAGCGTGTCAAAAAAGACAGACTATCTGGTAAACAACGACACTGAATCTACTTCATCAAAAAATAAAAAAGCAAAAGAATTAGGAATACCTATCATCTCGGAGGATACATTTATAGAGATGTTTGGGCGTTAGAAAAGAGGTTATAAAATGCCTATAAAGACACAAAATGATTTACCTGTAAAGGAAATACTTGAGAGAGAAAATATATTTGTGATGGACGAAAACAGGGCATCACATCAGAACATCAGACAGCTGGAGATTGCGATTGTAAATCTCATGCCATTAAAGGAGGACACAGAGCTTCAGATACTGCGCTCGCTGTCAAATACCCCTATACAGGTTAATGTAACGTTTGTGACCACATCTACTCACGAGGCCACTCACACATCACTCAGTCATCTGAACAAATTTTACGAGACCTTTGACGATATAAAGGACAGGTACTTTGACGGCATGATAATCACAGGGGCACCGGTTGAGCTTATGGAATACGAGGAGGTAGACTACTGGGATGAGATATGCAGTATAATGGAGTGGAGCAAGACACATGCTTTCTCCACACTTCATCTGTGCTGGGGTGCACAGGCAGGATTGTATTATCACTACGGCATACCAAAGCGTGTGCTTCCAAAGAAGAAGTTTGGTGTGTATGCGCACCACGTAAAGAACAGAAAAGTCCCACTTGTCAGAGGCTTCGATGACGTGTTTTACGCACCACACTCAAGGCATACCGAGGTCTTAAAGGAGGATATATTAAAGCATCAGGAGCTTACCATACTTGCGGAGTCGGATGATGCCGGAGTATTCCTTCTGATGGATCAGGACGGTAAAAAGATTTTTGTGATGGGACATCCTGAGTATGACAGATATACTCTTCACAATGAGTACGAGAGGGATAAGAAAAAGGGGCTTGATATAGATATGCCGGTGAACTACTATCCGGATAATGATGATACACAAAAGCCGCTTTTACAGTGGCGATCGCACGGCAATATACTTTATTCCAATTGGCTTAATTATTATGTATATCAAGGAGTGCCATACGATTTCGTAAATAATGGCGCAATCCTAGGAAAATAAAGGGTCTGCGGAGTTTTCGTAAAATCGTAAAAAATATAAAATTCTATGTATTTTAATGTATTTTAATGCGAAAAGTGTGTAGTAACTGTGTAGTAACCACCCCAAAAAGTGTGTAGTAAAAATTGTATATAGAAAAGCCATTATATGACACAAATATGAGAAGAACATGGAAATGCTCTTCTCTTTTTTTATGCCACAATTTAGGCATAAGGAGATGATGTTATGTTTGATGATGAAGTAAGAGAACAAATATTTGCTAAAAGCGAGTTACAGAAAATCGACTTAATGACATTATCCCTTGTCATTAAAGCAATAGAGGAAGTTTTGGAGGACAAAGAAGATGAACAATCCTTATCAGGCACCTATGATAAATAATCCTTATATACAATCTCAAAATCCGTATATGGATAGAATGAACTTTTTACAAAATTATCAGCAGAGCTTGCAACAGCCTATGCAGATGAATCAACAGCCTATGCCACAGCAGATAGCAGGCATTAACGGAAGAATAGTACAAGCGGTTGAAAATATTAACGCCAATGAAGTGCCTATGGACGGCTCAATGGCTTTTTTCCCTAAACAGGATATGTCGGAAATTTATGTCAAGGGTTGGAATGCTGACGGAACCATTAATACGATTGTGTATAAGCCTTATACAGCCCCTAAAGATAGTCAGGCACTAAATTCTATGGCTAATACAGAAAATGCTAAATTTACCCTATCAGATGAAAGTACACAGCTATTTCTGAATAAGTTCGAGGAATTATCAGAGAAGATAGGACAGTTGGAAGATAGATTTGATAAATCTTTAGGAACACAGAGAAAAACATCAAGAACTCAAAGTAAGGGCGGTGATGAAGAATGAATCAGCAGTTAATTCAAACTATAAATCAACTTAAGTCAATTCGGAATCCACAGCAAATGGCTATGAATTGTTTACAACAGTCGGCACAGCGTGGAAATCCTATGGCAAAAAACTTGCTTAATCAGATAAACAGTGGAAACACACAAGGAGCAGAACAAATTTTAAGTAATTTTATGAATACGCAAGGAATAAACCTTAATGATATTAAAGGAATGATGAATTAGGACATTTTGGGTTGTGCGCACATAATGACCGGAAATGAATAATTGAGTATCTTAATTGAGTTAACTCAATCTAAACTGATTAAAAAACCATTTTTAGTCGAGGTTTAGTCCAAGTTTAGTCGAGAGTTAGTTGAGATTATGTCTGCTAAGCAGTATTACTTATAACCAAAGGGCAGACTATAATGTTTGCCCTTTTGCACATTGAAAACCGAATATTAGTTGATGATTTGTAGATTTGATTTTTTCTAAAAAACTTGAATTTTGGGGGTTGACTTTTTGTGCGTACTATTATATATTAAATGTGCGGACAGAAAGTGAGGTGTTTAAAATGTCTCCACGCACAGGCAGACCTAAATCTGAAAATCCAATGAATGATAGGATTTATGTAAGAGTAACAAAACAAGAGAAAAAAGAAATTATGGACTTTTCTTCTGAAAATGGTTATTCAATACTAGAACTAATCAGAATTGGCATTGAAAAGATAAGAAGTCAAAAAAAATAAAGTGTTGCACCGCTACCAACGAACACAACACTTTAAAAGCACCAATCCGAAAGAGATTGATAAATCTATTCTATCAGTTTCTTTCGGAAAATCAAGTATTTTTTGAAAGGATAAGATATTATGGAATTAGAACGCAAGAGTATTGATGAAATGACAAAGGCAGAGCTTAAAAGGGAGCTAGATGGCCTTAGATGTGAGTATGACACATTAAAAGTCAAGGATGACATTATCAAGATATTAGACCGCATGCCAACGAGCATTGAGCTAGAGGAAATAAGGAAGTATGCTGAAAAGGTGTATCAAAAGTCTATGGATAAGCATTGGTATTTTCTGAATGGAGTACACGACAACATCTGCAATATGGTAGACAATCTATTGGAAACAGGAGATTATAGCACACTAAACTATCTGAACTGTTTTGTATATGGTAAGTTATTAGACGAAAATCCGACCGCAACGGAGGGAGTAAAGACAATGACAGGCGATATGGAGAAGCTGTTGCTGAAACACTTAATGGCAGAGAGAGGCGGTGTGGCATAATGAATGTGATTAACAATGTAATAGATATGAAAACTCCGATTGAGATTGCTTTACAGATTGATGAAAGCGGTCACACTACAGCGAGAGCGTTGTATGATTTTTTGGAGCTTACACCAAGTCAGTTTTCAAGATGGGCTAAAACCAATATTGAGGGTAATGAGTTTTATGAAGAAAATAAAGATTGGTGGGGGTTCGACATTATGTCGAACGGTAATAAATGTAAGGATTATCGACTTACAACAGATTTTGCGAAGCATCTATCTATGGAAAGTCATTCTGCCAAGGGCAAGACAGCAAGGCAGTATTTTGTTAAAGTAGAAGATAAAGTAAAGGAAGTTGTAATCAATCGTTCTCAGTTATCTCCGCAGATGCAGATGTTTTATGCAATAGCAGACGAACAGGCTAAAATGGAGCTTGAACAAAAACGACAGGCAGAGCAGATAAATAAAGTTGAGCAGACTGTTGACAATATGAAAGAGATATTTACACAGCCTATCGGAGATTGGAAAGCTGAAATCAATGCAAGGGTACGTGAAATTTCAATCAAGAGCAAAATTGACTATCAGATACTTTACAATCAGCTCTACGGAGAATTGGAAACCACTGCACATTGTAGTTTAAAGAGATTACAGGACAATAAGAAAAAGCGTATGGAGAAAGCGGGCAATACCAAAACAGCAATTAAGAATGAGACAACAAAAATCGCTATTATCTTTGAAAAACCACAACTTAAAGCTATTTTTGAGAATATCGTCAAAAAATATGCTATGAGTTATTGTGCATAATCAAATTTAGAAACCATCAACTAATATCGGTTGGTGGTTTTTATTTTATGAAAGAGAGGTAATAAAAATGGCTGAATTTTCAAGCATTGCAACACAGACAGTTGCAGTAAATGGGAATGTATTATTTACAGATGCACCAACATCTGTATGCAATAAAGGATATATTTCGCACAGAACAGGGAGCGGATTAATTAACCTTAAAGGTGCTACCAATACTTGTAAAGCAAAGTACAGAGTAGAATTTAACGGAAATGTTGCAGTTCCTACGGGTGGAACCGCAGAAGCAATTTCATTAGCTATTGCTGTCGAGGGCGAGCCAGACTTATCTACATTGGCAATCTCTACACCAACAGCAGTTGAAACATTTAACAATGTGTCTATGGCAACAGATGTATGGCTCCCTTGCGGTTGCTGTCAGGCAATCTCTGTTAAGAATACATCTACACAGGCTATCAGTGTTGCTAATGCAAATATCACAGTAAATCGAATTGGTTAAGGGGGCGAGAGTATGCACATTGAAAGAATGCACAAAATGCAAGAGTGTCTTACAGAGAAAGCTGTCAGCGAGTTTGAAAAGGGCATTGAAAATGTTGACACTTCTGAAATGGGTGAGGTCGTGGATATGATAAAAGACCTTGCAGAAGCTGAGTATCATTCAATAATTTCCAAGGCTATGAAAAAGGCTGATGAAGAGGAAGAAGAGTACGACAAAGAACTCCTAAGAAGTCTTAAGGCAGAATATGGCGAAGAAAGTGGCAGAAGATATTATGACCAATATCGCTATGCAAATGGCAGATTTGCCCCTAAAGGTCGTGGAACACGCAGAGGATATGAAGAACCGCCATATTATCACATGCCGGTAAACTACAACGACATGGAGTATATGCGTGACATGGATAAGAGCCGAGGTAAGATGTACTACTCTGAACCGATTGCACCACATGCGAGTGAAAGCAATTATGACAGAGCAAAGAGACATTATACCGAGACAAAAGAAATGCACAAAGGAGCTTCAACAGAGGATAAAGAGCATAAAATGAAAGCCCTTGACATGTACATCCGTGAATTAAGCGGAGATATATCGGAGCTTTTAAATGACATGACACCTGATGAACGCAACCTTTTGCGCACCAAAATGAGCAATCTTGCATCAAAACTGTAATTATTAAGGCTATGGGTAGTAATGCTCATAGCCATTTTTAGAGGGCATAAGCATGGATATAAGAGTTAATGATATATTGTGGCACATACAGTTTAAAAAGCCCACATCGAGCGAATTAAGGCGGTCAGACGGCACTATAAGTTTAGGAGTGACTGATAACACAACTAAGACAGTAACGATAGCTGATAATGTGTCTGATTACATGGCCGACAAGATACTATGTCACGAGCTGGTGCATGCGTACTCATTCTCATATGGCTGTGACATTGACATAGAGACGGAAGAAATAATCGCAGATTTTATGAGCTTGTACGGACGGAATATTGTATACACGGCTGACAAAATATTTAATTTATTGGAGCAAAAATATGGATAAAATAGACAGACTATTAGAATACATACACCGGACTAATCCGGAAATGACACGGCAGAAATTGATTGAAGAACTAGGAGAAAGTGATTACAGTGCTAAGAGCATTTATTTTTTGGCGATTCAAAATTCGAATTCCTAAAAATTTTAGGATGAAAAAAGCACCCCCGTACCTTTGGGGTTTTCAATTTCAAAAATCCGTTCGCAAAATTTTACAAAAACTTGTCGAGAACTTGCAAAGAACTCACACCACACTTTAATTGAGTGAAGTTTTCTGAAAATTCAAACATTTTCCATGAGTTGGTGCGCCCGACTTGTTAGATATTGCACCCGGCACAACTTGCCACGGCTTGACGGCTTGCAATGCTATAATTATATTTTTAGACATTGTAAACGGCTTATTTTGCGGCTTATTTTAGCGCACTTGATAAAATCCACGCTAACACGCTTAAAAGCCCTTAAAACGTCAAATACACGGCTTTAAATGTATATATCATAAAATCATAGAATATTTTTATTAATTTGTCAATGTGCATATGCCCGGATGCATAGCCGGACAACTTGCGACAGCTCCAACGGCTGCACGCTTGATTTTTGGACGCGCCAAAAAGGGATATAAAATATCCATAGTGGTAACGCGTGATATATTTCCCGGCTTGATAGTCACAAAATAATGTGACCGGGTGAACGTGTGCACGCTTTTCTACGACTTGCAACCATTCACCGGACCTTTGAACTGTTATTTTTAGTTCGTGTGATTCCATCCACTCTATGCAGTCGTATTTGATATAATTAAAATCGCTTATTTTTGGCATGTCATAGCCTAGCGCCTTGACTCGCTTATATATTTCCTTTTTCCCTAAATACTCATAATTAGACATAATACGCCCCCCCCTATCTATAACAAGCCTTAATTATTGGACTTATATAGTTTTTATGCTGTAGATAATTGGAGAAAGCCGCCCGGCGGTATTCCTTGCCACTAATAAGCGCGGTAACATCGTCACACGTGCCATGATCCGCGACAGCTCTAAAAATATCCGTTATTGCTTTGCGCGTGGCGCGCTCGCTTGCCTGATATTCCGGCGTGCTTTGATATTTTCCATTGTAGCGCGCTCTTATTTCACGTTCTACAGCGTCAAGACTTTTTAGCTCGTTGTCCATTCATTAACCCTCTTTTCTGTTTTAGTGCGTGGTTTATAGGCTACTTTTTGACCTTTTCGCGGTTCATACGTGCGTTAATCTGTTTTTATTAGGTGGTAACACAAAGCACCTATAAAGGGCGCACAATTATTTTTTCAAGCATTGCACCTCTTGAGCCTGATATAAATATAAAGGCATTTATAAGACCTCTTGACGCGATTATTTACCGGACGCGCGGACGGAGTGCAATATATACAGCCGTAAAGCTGTATAAAGCACCTATAAATAAAATAATTAAATTAATAATATAAGACCTGAAAAGCCTTATAATAAAGCTAATAGCCGGACTTGCACCGGCTTAAAAATCCCTTGATATTAGCTATTTAATAAAAAAATAAAAACAAACCACCATACCCAATAACAAGGCATGACGCAAAAAGCCCGAAGGCCTTTAAAAGCTCGATAAAATCTCTCATATTGTGCCCCCTTAATTCCATGCTGCCTCATTGTAAATATTTTCATATGCCGGGAAATATTCCGGACATAACGCGCAAAAATGTAATTGTATATTTTTGGCCTCTGCCGCTGTTTTGCCGTTGTGCAACGCTTGACAGAACATATTTACAAGTTTACTTTGCATTTTGCTAATTTTTTTCAATTTCAAGTAATCATCTAAATACATGACTGTAAAATAATAACTGTATATATTGCCTCTAATATATAAGTCCTTTGCTCTAAATAAGGACTTCAAAAAACTCTTTTCGCTGTAGCTGTCTGCGCTAAATTCATAGCCCTTGAGTCCGCCCCAATATTCCACGACATCATATTTTAAATTATTCCTTTTTGCTATTTTTTCGATTTTATATCTCATATATTTACACATCGCTAATTTGCTAAAATCTGTCTTGCTGTATTAAATACATAAAGCCTGTTGAATGAGTGGCGCTTAAAGTCTCCATTTTCTGCAATTGTGCGCCCAATATTTTCATATTTGAGACTTACAACCGTTAAGTATTTTTCTAGCAGTTCATCCGGGCATTTTAGGCACTCAATAGCGTTTTCTATTGTTCTTTTATTACTATTGCAGTGTATGCCCTCAATACGCATTTCTTTTTCTTTTTGCAGTTTGTCAAATTCTTTCAGTAGTTCCGCTTTTGTCATATAATCAACCATCCTTTTTTACTTAATTCCAATTAATTGCTAAATGCTCAAAAGTCTTTTCGATGTCTGTCGAGCTGTCCGCGGTAAAATCTCCAATAGCTTTATTGTTAATATAACAATTTCCCCAATATTCCCCGGTCAAATCGTTAAAAAATATATTGATTTTTTCAACCGCTTTTATTTTGTCATTGTGCCACATGTCTATATTAATCATATTTTACGCCCCCCTTAATTTGCTTTTTGTGCGTGTTTGTTTAGTTCTCTGTATAATATCAGGCATGAAGTCCGTTCTGCCTTGCTATCACTGTATTTCTGTTTTTCTGTCTCCGTCTCATCCAGGATATTTCCTAACCATTCAGCAGCAGAGCCGAGGAAAATATCACACGAAACCGGAAAAGAACTAGGGAGTCCGCTCATCCATTCAACAAATAAGTCTTGCTTGCTCATGTTACTGGCTTTATATCTCAAATCACCATTGAGTTTTTCACACTCAAACATCTTTAAAATATCCTTGCAAATGTCGTTATATTCTGTTTTCATCTCTGCACCGTCATATGTGTAATATTCCTCTGCACTCTCGTAGCTGTCCATAATTTCATTTTTTAATGCCTCATTAACTTCTTTACAATTTAATTTTCTCATGGTTTACACCTTTTTACACGTATGTTATAATATACGCGCCTTTCAATTATTTTTTGTTTGGTGCCTGTCGTTTGGTTGGTAGCTCTGCGACAGGCTTTTTTATTTTGTTCCTTGTCTTTCAACTATTACATAATAAAACTATATTTTTTATATGCTTTTTCTTCTTTTTCTAAGAACTCGTTTTCTGTATCCTCTGCAAGTTTTTTGATGTTTGAATAAAGCGTGTGCTTTTCTGCGAGTGTAATCTTCTCAATACAATCGGTCTCGCGATTGTATATAATTCCGTCACCTGTTGCAATGTCGCAATCAATGACTTTACAAATTGCCAATTCTTTACAGGTTATTGACTTTTTACCTATAAATACGTTTACCATAATAGTTACCTCCATTACTTAAAAGCTGTTTCCGTGTCGTTGTCTTTCGACTTGACTATACATTATCATATTATATTAGTAATGTCAATACATAATTGCAAAAATATTGCAAAAATATTTATACTACTAATTAGAATATTATTTATATTCATAATTTCAAAATTATATATAATAAGTAATAAAACAATAATTACAATAATACATGCAATTAATATTGACATAATAATTAAATTATTATATATTTATGAATAGCAATATTATTTATAGTATTATTGCCAGTGAATATTGATATTATTAATTTATATAATGAGGTGTAAAAATGGATGAAAAGAAAATGATTGAAAAATATAAAAGCAGAGTAAAGAGACAGAATGAAAAAGCAAAAGAGAACTATGACAGAATAAGCG